CAGAAGCTCATCGACACCATCAACACGCAGCTCCTTCCGGAGCAACTGGAGGAAGCGGGAAAAGACTAAAGCAGGACTCCTACCAGTTCTTAGTGCAGATGGTCGGGTACCATCTACACAAGACAGAGCAGGAGGTAGGAGCGTTAGGAGCTGACGAATTCGCACGCTGGATCATTTTCATCAAGCGAAACGTACAAGGAGGAGATAAACCGGTGGTATCTCCTAGAAGGCCAAAAGGTAAGTAGGTGGCCACTCGACGTACAGTCGATCTTGGTACGGTAGGGTTCGGCCTTGTACCTAATACGGCCGCGCTCGAGGCATCACTTGCTCAGCTCCGCAAGTTCGGCCAGACAGTCGAGCGTCTTGGTGCCGATACCGATGCTGTGGTTCAGAAGCAGTATGCCAAGTTCGCTCAGATCGAGCGTATCCTCGCAACTCTACATACCAGGGTTTCAGCAACGACCCAACGGATGCGCGAGTCGGGTGTTGCTGTTGCTGAAATCGACAAGGTCGATCAGGCGTATAGACGCCTAACCAATACCGTTATCCGCAACGCTGATGCGATAAACCGATCGCAGCTTGCTCGTGGCGTTGTAGGGATGAACGCTATCATCGGCCGGGGGAACCGAATGGCTGGTGCAGCGGAAGCCAGTAGAATGGTGGTAGCCTTCCGCGATCTCGAGCGAGCGGCTATTCTCATGGTTGGTCCTCTCTCGGGTATTGGTGCTCGTCTAGCTGTAATGGCGGCTCTCTTCGAGTCGACCACAGCAGCGATGGCTCTATTCGTAGCCGGAACGGCGGGTGTAGTAGCGGGAATTTCGTACCTAGCCAGTGCGAGCGTCAAAGCGGTAATAGACCAACAACGCTTTGATGCTCAGTTGACGGCGTCTACCGGCGCTGCAGCTCTTGCAGGTGATGCCTACCAGTTCGTTCTCGACGTAGCTAACCGGCTTGGTCAGAACGTTCGAGACCTTGTTGAGCCGTATGCTAAGTTCACTACAGCGGCTCGATTGTCAAATGTACCCCTAGTAGAGCAGCGTAAGATTTTCGAGGGAGCTGTCATTGCAGGTACTGCGATGCGCCTCAATGGCGAGCGCATGGGTCTCGTCTTCCTTGCCTTGGAGCAAATGTTCTCCAAAGGTATAGTAACAATGGAAGAGCTCCGTCGTCAGTTGGGTGACTTGTTACCAGGTTCTTTTGGTCTCGCAGCAAAGGCTATGGGTGTATCAGAGGCTCAACTGACTAAGATGCTCAAGAGCGGCGACGTTCTTGCAAAGGATCTCCTACCTAGGTTGGCTGAGTTGTGGGTTAAGACTTTCGGTCCAGCAGCTCAACAGGCCGCGGTTTCCCTGCAAGGTCAGACGCAGTTGCTCGGAACAGCTCTGTTCGAGCTTGAGAAACGGTTTGACTCTGCAACAGGGTTCAGCGAACTGTGGCGTAGAGTTCTAGTGGACACTAGACAGGTTCTGGAGTTTCTCACCGCGAACATGGAACGAACGGTTGCCGTGTTCGGAGCTCTTGCAGGTGCAGGTGCGGGTTTAGCCGTTCTGGCGATCTTCTCTAGATTGCCTGCGATCATCACTGCTACTGCTACCGCACTAAGGACTCTTACGGCTGCCGTCTTAGCAATGGACTTAGCTCTTATAGCTACTGGATGGGGTGCCATCCTCAAAGCTCTTGCTAAGGTAGCCGTGGTGGCTATAGGAGCTGCTGCTGGGTACGCTCTACTCAAGAGGGAGATCGATCCTGCAGCCGATGCTGCCAAGCAGTGGGCTGAACAGACAGAGGCCTGGATTCAGACTCAGGAGAATATCGGTAAGTCGCATAAGCAGACGACCGAGGAACTCAAGAAGGGTACTCAGGAACGTCTCCAAGCAACAATCACTGAGATCACGGCTATTCAAGCTCGGATCACCGCTCTTACTGCCGAGCAGAAGGCCAGAACTGACGCTCTCAAGATCAAGCCTTCGGCTGCGGTTCCTTTTGGCTCCCTATTCTTGGAGCCTCTGACAGGAGAGAGTGCGGATGTCAAATCCCAGCGTCAGCGTTTGGAAGCGTTGGAGCAACTCCGCACTCAGCTTGAGAGCGTCCTCACACGTCTAGGCAAACTCTCAGTTGAGGTTGTACCGCCTCCAGGACAAGAGGCCAGTACTCAGTGGCAAACCTGGGCTGAAAAGGTCCAACAGAGTATCCGCTCTGTTACTGCTTTGGGTGAACAGCTCAAAGCAGCGGACTTTGGCAAGACGGCAATGGATCAGGCCGAAGCAATGGGTAAGGCCATTGAGTTTATGGCCGATCAGCCGAAGAAGGGCCGCGGTAATATCCAGTCTCTGGTAGTGTCTCTCCGTCAAGCTGGCTTCGAGGGTAAGAGCCTCACGGAACAGCTTGCCGCAATGTTCCTGTTGATCGAACAGCGCAAAGAAAGCATCAAAGAAATCGAGGCCTTCCCTGCTAAGCTCAGAACGCTGAGCGAGCAGTTCACGAAGATGTTCGAGAAGATCGACGCCAGAAAGCGGGCTGCTATCTTTGGTGATCCCGAGGAGCTCTCCAGTGCGAAGCAGCTGGAACTCCAGATCGTTACGTTAGTTGGTATCATGGAGAAGATGAAGTTCACCCAGGAGCAGGTCAACTTCTTCGTGGGCGAATTCCGACGTCAATGGGAGGAGATGGCAAATGCCGAGGCAGGATCGAAGGAGATCAAGCGCATCAACCAGGAACTAGAAAAGCTTGATAACCAGCTCGGTAGCAAAGGTGAGCGGGCAATAGAGAGGTTCGAGGATCGCCTCGAGCTGCTGAACGAAGCTCTGGCTTTGAATGCACTCTCATACGAGTTGTACGCTGAGAAGGTTAAGGCAATAACCGCAGATATGTACCGTACAACAATTGACCAGTCTACCATCTTCGGTAAGTCGGTTAAGGACGCTTTCCGTGACCTCGAGCGGGGGTCTTCGGAGATCCTTGCTCGTATGTCAATGGGACTCAAGATCGAGTGGAAGGATTTGTTTAACTCGCTACTCGAGGAAGCCCTGACCTTCTTCTATCGGATAACGGTCATTCAACCGATCATGAAAGGGTTATTCGGTGGTCTCTATACACAGCGATCTGGTGACGTTGGTACCGGGGTATTTGAGTCTTTCATGCGGAGTTTCATGCCAGCTCCTCAAGCAGCAATTGCGCCGATTCCCGCAAACGCTTATGGAGGGTTCGCTGCACCCTTCCAGCACGGCGGTAGCTTCATGGTTGGAGGCTCTGGAGGGACAGACTCGCAGCTTGTCTCCTTCCGAGCTACCCCGAACGAGCGTGTAGACGTTCTCACACCAGAGCAACAACGTATGTCTGGAGGAGGGAACCTCGCAGTCAAGGTCATTGTTCGGAATGAGACTGGTGTTCCGATGGAAGCCACTCAAGGTCCTATCACATTTGACGGTGAGGGGGCTATTATGGAGATGTTCTTCCGGCGTCTGAAGCGTGATGGTATCGCCCGCGACAGACTCAGACAACTCACCGCGAGACCTACCTAATTACTATGGCAGCCTTCCCTACATACGTTCAGATCTTAGCAGAGGGCTACGAGAAGGATCGTGAGTCTGCTGTCATTCGGACGCCATTCGAAGACGGTATGGTGAAGCAACTCAGGTCGAAGAGCCGTGTCCTAGTTGCTAGGTCCTTCACTGCCGGCTTTGATACACTAGCGAACTACCAAGCCTTCATCACTTGGTTCCAGACTGACGTTGACTATGGGGCGAGCTGGTTCGACTTTACCGATCCTGAGGATCTAGTCGTAAGGCAGGCTCGGATCGTTAACAAGCTTGACAAGGAGCGCCCGATCTTTGGTACAGGCAAGTGGCGTGTCCCAATGACCATCGAGACTTGGAGTGCCTAAGAACTACACCGCGAACTACAAGGACAAAACCGGTTCCACAACCGGAGAGGAGCCGGTCTACTTGCTGGAGATTACGCATCCTCAGCTCGCGACTCCTATCAGGATTGTGAATGACACCCAGGATCTTGTACACAATGGGTCGACCTTCTTTGCAGTGGCGTTCAGGATTCAATTCCCGGACGATATCGCAAAGACTGTACCCCAGGTACCTATCGCCATCGACAACGTTGGGCGAGAAATGACACAGTTTCTCGAACAATCCGGCGGAGGCAAAGGTGCACAAGTACGTATCATGCAAGTGATGCGTGATACTCCTGACTTGGTAGAACAGGAGTATACCCTTACGCTTATCGGTGTGAGGCAGACAATGATCGAGATATCGGGGCAGTTGAGCTACGAGAACTTCCTGGATATCCCGGCTTTGGGCGCCATCTTTACACCTGAAACAGCACCAGGCCTATTCTAACCTAAATGACCAACTTAGCTCACTGGGCAGAGAAGTACGTCGGACTCCCCTGCGGTCCGAACGAGGACTTCGATTGCGCCGATCTAGCACTCCTTATCCAGCGAGAGGAGTTCAACAGATTCATCCAAGGTCCCAACGAGCATTTGTACAGAGGACACCAGGGACATATGAAGTATCGCTTGATGCAGGAGCAGATCAAGAGTCTCTTGCATAAGTACGTGGCATCGACGGATAGTCCAAGAGAAGGCGATCCTGTTCTGATGACCACGCGTGGCTATACGCAGCACATCGGAGTCTTCTGCAAAATCCAGGGTGAAGTCTGGATTCTCCACGCAGTTGACGCTGCAGAACAAGTTGTTCTCCAACGGCGTAACGGCTTGGACATCAGAGGCCTCAAGATCGAGGGGTACTACAGGTGGCTCTGATCCTTCCCTCTCCTCTCGGGCTTGACCCAAAGAACGCCTGCGGCGCTGATTCAGGAGTGGGCATTAAGTCGCCTGGGACCGTGGTCGAGACCTTAGACGAGCGGAGACCTGTCGTCGTCGTCTCACCACACCCCTTCTTACCGGCTAAGGATCGAGAGATCATCTTTGCCGAGTTCTACCCTCAGGAAACGATTGGGCAGTACCTCGAGAGACACAATTTAGTCCGTAAGTTCGGGCTAGACGGGCGTAGACCCGTTATCTGCACAATTCAAGGCCGTCGCGTTCCGTTCGAGATGTGGCCCTACGTTCGTCCGCGGGTAGGAACGTTAGTCCAGTTTCATGCGACTGTAAGGGGAGGGGGAGGAGACGACGGAGACAAGATCGGTCGGACTATCGGAACACTCCTAGTAGCAGCAGCAGCTTACTACACCGGTGGACTCGTAGGTGTTGCTTACGGCCCGTTTGCGGGAGGCTTAGCTGCTGGTGCTGTTGCAGTGCTAGGTGGGATGGCTGTTAACGCCATCTTTCCTCCGCCGAAGCCGCATATCCCTTCGAATCCAGAAGAGTCGCCTACCTACTCCCTAGCTGGTGGTTCGAACCAACTACGCCGTTTCGAGCCAATGATTCGCGTCGTCGGCACGCATATCGTCTTCCCCGACTTCGGAGCCCAACCCTACTCGGAGTTCCAAGGTGAAGACCAGTTCAGCTTCTACGTCTTCGATCTCGGCTATAACGACCTAGAGTTGTCGGACTTTAAGCTCGGTGAGACACCAATTGAGAGCTTCACTGGAGTCGAGATCCAGATTGCTCAGGCCGATGGGAAGCTCCATCTCTTCCCAGGAAACGTCGATACGGTCGAGGGATCTGCCTTAACTTTCGCTGCTGGTTGGATCCAGAGAACGTCAAGCCCGAATGCAAC